GGTTCAACATCGACAGTAATGCTTAAATTACTATCTTTTTCTTTGTCTTTGTTAAATATCTCATCCCATTTAGCATCAAACTCTTCCATAGGAATGCCTAATGGGCGTTGTGCATCACCTTTTCCACCATCTCTCATCAACATCTCCCATCAATATCTAATTCTTTCTTCTTCTTTTTAGGCCGTCCAGTAATAACTGGCGTATTTTCATCGGGTCTAGTGGCATATCGACCAACTGCTTCGGTAAGCATAGCGACAAGTCCCCATTGAACGAGGACTTCAAGTCCTTCTTTATCGAAACTAACTTTAGCATCAGCCGAGCCATCTTTATTTTCCTTTTCGATTTTTACTTTGATGTCCATGTCTTTTCCCTAAAGAATAAAACAGGCTTTTCTAATGCTTCTAAAGCCCATTCTAAATATTGTTTAATGTCTTGCTTGTTCTCACCGCCAAATGTGGCAGTGGTATGACCCATCGGCTTGCCCATAGTGTCATAAAACACTTCCCTAATTTCTACATAATTCTGATCTGGGTATTCGGGATCTTTCATGTCTACAAGCCGTAGGTTCCAAGTCATTTTTTCTGCCTCTCCATGTCTTTAGCCCAAGAATTTAATGCTTTATCAAATAAATCCTTGAGATTGTTGTAATCTTCTTGGAGCTTATCATATTCTTGTTTCCAGTCCTTTTCAGCTTCTAATCGGTCTTCAGTAGTAAAAGTAGTCATTTTGTGCCTTTCCCTTGAAATTTACGTTCACTAATTTTTTTTAAACAACCACCACATTTAAAGCGTTTTAATTTTTTGTTTGCAGTTTGAACTATTTTTCCACTTTGTTCTGGCTGAAACAACATACAAGATGAACAATACTTAAGCTTCACTCTTTCTTCTCCGTTTGATGGGGGGCAACCCAGCAGGCTTAACATCTCTAGATTCCACCATAGAATCTGCTAAATACCAAACATTGGCAGGATCTATTTCTTCAGAGGGCAGGCGGGACAGCAGGCCATTTAATATAAACATGGCAAAACAGTCCCTGAGATCTTGTTCATTCATTAGTGTACCTGCTTCATAACGTGTTTTAAACGGCTCTTAGCGTTTCTATATGACCTTGTAAACGCATAAACAGCCTTCTCTTCCTCTAAGCCTGTCTCTACCGCTATGGTAGAGAGCACCATTGAAACCGCAGCCATGATGACTTTGACATCGGTATCTGCTTTAGGCGCCAGCAATTGAAAGATTTCTAATGCAATCAATCTTGATGGGTCTTGTTCTTTAGTATCCATTTGGGTTTCCTGGTCTTATTGTGTAATCTTGTACGCCAAAAGTTCTGCGTTGTGCGTTCTCACGGGCTTCTTCGTCTGGGTAGTTGTAATCCACCTCTAAAGTTTTGGCAAAAGCTCTAAAAGAATGGACATCTTTATATTTATCCATAAATGTTTTCCGCTGCCCGTGCTCATAACTAAGGGCTGGGAATGAATGCAAAATAATATCCTGATCCCAATGTTTATAGCGTTTACGCAAGTAATCCATTGTCAATTTAACATCCTCTACCTTTGCCATTGTTGGATCTAAAGTCAGCGTCAAGAATAGCAAACGCAAAATAATCCAATCCTGCTTCTTAATCTTGTGCACTCCCCCAGTTTCAATCATTTGGTAATCTCCAAATTGGTTATTTTGTCGGACAGCACTGCTCCCAAATCACGGCCTTTGACGGCAATCATCTGGGCTTCTTCGCAGTCATAAATAACTTTTGCAGCCGCTTTGATTCCAGCATTAAATCCTGAAGTGTAGACATCGGTTCCATCTACCAGCATACCAATGGCGTTGCGTATCAACTCAGAAGCTTTGCGATCTTTAGCAAAATCCTTGAGTTTGAGATGATGCTCCTCAGGAAGATAGACAGAATACGGTATTAGTTTTTTTGAATCCATGATGTGTATTCTTTATGTAGTTTATCCAATAGTATCTGAGCCTTTTGATTGGTCTTTAAATCCGATCTAGATGGGATATCAAGATAGCTTCTCAGCCATTCTGTAGCCTCTTCCATGTCTTCGTCAAAGATCCTGTCATCAGAGTGCAGAAACTTCCAAAATTTAGGATCACGGCACAGTAGGCCAGCAATACGAATAGCCCTATCGCCTGCATACTGTGATTGATCCGTAGGTTGCTCGTTCTCTCCAATCCTGACCATGACAACCTGATATCTAGCCCCTACAAACGCCCTGAGTAAGTCCTCAGGGGCATCGTCTGGGTGAATAGACAGGGTTAGTACATAGCCAGTCTTGTCTTGTTTAAGAGCGACCTTAACGCCTTCAAACTGCAAGGTCTTCAATCCGCTTCTCCAAATATTTGATGACAAACTTCCAACGCTCAATTTCTTCGTAACGATTCATACAGATACGGGCTAATTCATCGTTTTCCATGCGTAATACACCGAGCTCAACTTCTTGCTTTTGAGCCACTTCTTCCCAGTGAACAGTAGCTCTTTCAGCAATCAATCGTTGAATATTGGCCTCGTGAGCCTCTTTCTTTTCTAGTTCGCTGATAGCTTCTTCTTTGGCTCGATCCATGACATTCTGAGCTGCTTGTTGCATCAGTTCAGGGCTAAACTTTTTACTAGGTCTGCCACGCTTTAATAGTTTCATGATTACTCCCAAGGATTGCCAGTAGTGGCTGGTGCTTCGTATGGCTCAGATGCTTTGAGTGATAGATAATTCATGCCATTCTTGGAAGTATTCTCCCAGCCAGCAATAGAAATCTTAACCAATGCTCCTTTGGATTTATCCATCTGGTCAATTAAGAAAGTCTTGTCTAAGAATAAATCTCCCCGTTTATCAGGGTGATTTTCTGACTTCTTTTGGTTTGGGAATAGCGCCCCAGTATTGGGCTTTTGTTCGTAGCTCATTTTTCTTCCTTAGTAAATTTAGCTTTGGTTTCAGTAAATTTGATCATCATTTCCTTAAAGAAAAGAGGATCAGCTGCTTTGACAGTATCAAATAGAACCTTGTTCTTCTTAAATATTGTCATAACATCGGCATCACTAGCACATAGGTCTAGCAACATATGGGATGATTCTTTGACCAGTTTTAGCCAGTTTGTATTGTCTCCAGCTGGTAGAGGGTCAATGACGATCTGAAACTCGCCACGATGACCAGCAATCTTCTCAGCTGGCTTAGCGACTGGCTTTGGGGATGGAGTGGCCTTTACAGGCTCTTCGTCCTCTTGGGGCAAATCTTCACCAGCATACAAATACAATGCAATCCCGAAGCAGGCAATACACTTTGTTAAGCAGCGCATCTGAGCATCTGAAATCCTACGGGCATCTGGATTCTTAATGGCGTTGTTACGGTTATCCATAACAGGCAATTGCATCTCCATAGTCTTGCCAAAGGCGGTGACTTTACAGCAGACCATTACGGTGTCTGCATAACCCATCGGAGTTCCAAATGTCCAGGTTGCTGTTGGGTCATTCTCCAATAGCTTGTCAACAGCCCAAGCCCACGATAAATAGGTAAGGTTACCTTTCTTTTCTGTATGTTCATTGACATTGATCTTTCTTAATTCTGCATACGTTTTCATGCTGTTTCTTTCTTCCAATTAAGTTCTTTCCATAAAGAATCATTCTTCTGGCGTAAATCAGCAATCTCTGCTTCCAGCTTAGAAATAGTAATTGTGAAGTTGTATTGTGCTACCAATAAACCCTCAATTTGGTCTTCCTGAACTTTTAATGCTTGAGTTGCTGGTGCTACTATGCGCTCTAATTCTCTTGCGATTTCTGATGCGATCATTGCTGCTCCTTATAGTCTTGATACTGTTTACACCACTTATTAACGAGACAGTAACTCTCACAACGAGTACGTTCTCCCTTACGCTCCTCAATGTCATAGTTTTCCCCTAGATCAGCCAATGCTGATAAGGCCTTCTCAGGGGTGTCATATAACGAGTGAGCTCTCTTACCGCCAACCTTCTTAATGGCCCAAACAGCAGGCTTTTCCCACATTTCCTCTGGAGTACAATTGGGTAGGGATCCAGCAGTTTCCAAGGCGAAGTCACATTCAGAATGTGCTGAGATGCGGGCTTTTATGAAATCCTCTCTCTCTTGTATCGACCATAAAGTGATGGGTAACTCTACGATTGGAGCCTGTGGGTAACCCTCTTTCTCAGACTCCTTCTCTGACCAATTGCGTAGAAATGCAACAATACCTAAATCAGTTACGGGAACCTTTTTGACGTGCTCGACCAGCCATGCGTAAATATTTAACTGGTATTCCCAATCAATCTTCTCATTCATGACAGACCAGACACTGGTTACTTTGTAGTCTTTGATTGTCATGCCGTTTGGATTGGGGATTTGTAAGTCAATAGCCCCACTAATGTTCCAGCCATCGAGCTCAGCGTGTAAGCGTTCTTCAACAATGTCGTGCTCTCCTTTGCCATGCTCGACTACATTGTGCATAGCAGAACCAAACAAAGCCCAGATCATTGAAGAAGCATCTTGCTCAATCTCTTCATCGTATTTCTTGGTCAAGCTAACGATCTTTGGGCTATTGATCAGCTGGGTAACTGACAGATGAGCCTTGCCCTTGTTGTAATGAGGGCGCTCCAAGACATTAATGATTGTCTGAGGAATATTAAACTTGTTGGTTAATTTCACGTTCTTTAGCATCCAGTTTGATGTTGAAGGCTTTGAGCTGTTCTTCAGTCAAAGGACGGATGCCAAGTTCTTGATCCATAGACCGAAACACAGCCCTTAGAATCTCGTTTTGGATTGGTGTAAATACATCGTCTTCCATAAATCCCCCTATCGGAATAATAAAAAATAAAAGGCTACAAATATGCCTGTAGCCATGCTTACTACAATACTTCTATCGTACATCTTCTTGCTACGAATGTAGTCTGGTGTGGCCAGTAAAGCCTCTTGAATCAATAACATATCGGGGTCTGTGATTGGGGATGTGATACCATTCTCCTGGTAACGAGAACCAATCTTCAAACCCGAAATGGTTGTATAAGGTATGTGCATTTTGTTTTCCTAGCAGTAAATCAGACTGTAGTTTGGCTGATATACTAACCCATGTCAATAGGTTGTACCCATATTAATTCATCTACTATGAAAACTGTTGTTTTTCCTTGGCCACCCAAAGAACTCTCCCCCAATGCCGCTATTCACTGGGCTAAGAAGGCTAAATACAAAAAGATGTATCGGCAGGCTTGCTGGGCGTTGGCATTAGAAGCCAAGCTAGGATGTGAGAAATTAGGGAAAATCCCTATGAAAATTACTTTTTACCCGCCAGATAGACGGCACAGGGATGCCGACAACATGGTTGCCTCAATTAAATCAGGGTTAGATGGGCTGGCAGATGCCCTGAAAGTCAATGACAAACAGTTTCTACCCACTTTCGTCTTCTCAGAAGAAGTAATGGGGATGGTTAGAGTCCAGCTTTTAGACGGAACTGAATAGTTTGCTCTAGGATGTTTTCTTTAATCCGCTTGTATTCGTCAATCTTTTGACGTTTTAACTCTGGGGTCATCTTAGAGGCTGGCAAGTCTTCGATTCTACGGATCTCGGCATTGACGTTGACCAGGCTCTGGTTAGCCGACTCAGTAAATCCATAGGCTGTAATCTCGCCTTTATGGTCATTAAACCATTCCTTGCCTTCTTCTTTATGGCCATGCTGCATCAGGTTCTTATAAGTCCCCATAGCCACGTCAGCACGTTGTTTAAGGTCATAGAATAGGTCTTCCCTACCTCTGCCCACCTCAGGGGCTACAAACGAGCCATAGAGGATATTATCCCTTTCCTGAGGGCTTGCCTTGTTACCATTAAATAGGTTAGATCCCCACATTGCAATAGCAGCCACAGAGCCACCCAGACCACGCATAATATGGTCAGCTTCCATAGGGTTCAAAAGACGGTGATCTGTTCCTAGACCGCTTACTGCACTCATCCACTTACCGAGCTCTGAAGTGCTGCCACGGAACTGTTTAAAGGCAGCCAGATTCTTCATACCTTCTGGGGTTACTGTGCCGCCTGTATAGAAGTCATGGTTAATTGCTATCTCAAGGAAAGGTTTGATACCCGTTGGGACTGGGGCAGACCCCAATGGGCCAAGTAACGCATCCACTGCACCTTCTTTGAGTACTTTCCGTAACCTTGCATTATCGATGGCATCTTTTGTCCCCTCCTTAGTGATCTTGTTATAAAGCAATTCAGGAATCGTTTTAAAGAAATAACTAGCCGATGTATGCATAGGAATTAACAATGAATGTTCATATCCAATAGTTTGCATCAATGACTTAGGAATGACGAAGTTGCGCATCTTGGTCTGGTCATCCATCTTCTTGTATTCATCATCGTCCCCTACCGCCATAGAGTAAAGCAGGCAAGTAGAGGCTAAGAGGCCAGCTGAAACAGCTAAACGGGTCATGGCTTGTTGACGGTCAATACCACGAAGACCACCGCTAACGCTAGTTACTTTAGCGCCTGTTAGGGCTTCAATACCGCCAGCCACTGGTTCGGCCAAAGCTTGTGCTAAGACATCAATCTGCTGGGCATAGGCATTCATGAAGGCAATAGTACGATTAAGGAACTGGGCTGTTCTAGCATGACCCCGTTTATCAAAGTCAATAATGTTGGTTGCAGCCAAAATTGCTTTACGCTGATCCCCGCCAGTTTCTTTCATGACTTGAATATAGACTGCTCTACGCTGAGCAATATCAGAGGCATCAGAGATCTTATCGAGGATGTTGGCTATCTTTGCCATCTTAGACTGGTTAATCAAACCAATCTCTTGTTTGTATTGGTGTTCAGCTGTTCTAGCGGCTGAGTGATATCCACCGATACCATGAGCCTTGAGCAACTCTACAATGTCATCATTTTGAGTTAAGCCTGCAGCAAACGAAGTAAACACACGGCCAAACAAGGCAGCTGGGTTCTTCACGCCAGATACCAGCGCAGCTGTAGGAGCATCCATAAATAGCTGTTTGATTTGGAATACGCCAGAGAAGGTAATCGATCTACGCAAGCCATTGGCAAAGAAAGCCAAGACTTCATTCATTGGAATCTGAATGTTCTCAATACCAATAACAGAACGAGCAACTAATGGGTCAGCAATCTGAATATGGATTTTTCTGCCGTTGACCAGGATGCGGACAATCCCTTTAGAGAAGTCTTCCTTAGGAAATACTTTGAGCTTGCCCTTCTCATTACGGGTTCCATACTCTTGAGCAATACGGTTGGCTGCGTAGTTCTTAATTGAATTACGGGTAGTAACCATGACGTTATGCAACATATTGTCTACGATGTCATCAATATCAGCCGTTACCTTTCCTTCTTTGAAACGATGCTCTCTGGCTACGTTTCTAACACCTTTAGAGCCATAGATCGGTGCATGGGGATCAGTCTGCTCATCTTGAATACGCTGCCAAGGAACATAATCCTTGATAGCCCGAAGGGTATCAGCCCGCTTCTTGCTGATGATTCTAGAGTGCTCCATCATGTCAATCATGTTCTTATTGACAGCAGACCAGTTTTTCATCATCTCTTTGAGCTCTGGATACTCTTTATCTAAATTAATAAAGTCTTCAATAGCCTCATCAGTCATGTTAACTTTTTGCAGAGCAATAGAGATATTCTTAAAGTCCTGCTGGGCTTCTTCAATTTCTGCCAATAGATTGAGCTGGCGATCAGGAGGAGTGCTTGGATCCAACTGCTCGGCTTTGAGGTTCTCCAGTTCTGCTTCACGGTCTAAGTATTCTTGGACGATGCTCTTAGAACGCTTAGCTTCAAAGTAAGCCTGAATGACATTCGCAGCCCGTTGCACACCAATCTGTTTTTCTAATTGATGTTTGATAGTCAGGATGTTGGCCATCGAGAACTTATCTTTGACGGCACGATACATCTGCAGATTAGGATCAAAATACAGTTTACCCAGCATAATGACTTGCGTACCAATACGGGCAGCCTTCAGAGCCTGGTTCATCGCTACAGAGGCAATAGCACGGCCTTCGCCATCTTCTAGCATACGACCATAGCGATCTGCATCAGCTGCAGTCAAGCCAGCTGTAAAGTCAGTCATATTGACACGGGTAGTCAGCAGAGCACGGTCTACGTTACCAACCATGTTATTGACAGCCATGCGGGGTGACTCCTTCATCTTGGCTACGGTATTCTTAGCATCCTGATATCCACCCAGCAATCGATCTACTACGGTGTTAGAAAGGTGGATAGGGGCATCATTACGCTCATGTTTCGCCAATAGCTCATCGGTCTTTTCAACGCTAAACAAGAACTCTGTTTTATATTTACCAGAGCCGATGAAGTCAACCAGCATCTTCTTATGGTCTCTTGGTGTTTCACCTTTGATTAAATCATTAAAGGTCTTGTAAATGGTATAAGTATTATCAAAGCCAAAGAGCTTTTTCAAAGCTTCCATGACTTGTTTGATAGCCATAGTAAAGCGATGCCAAGGAGTTCCTAGCTTAGCAGCCATCAGCTTCTCAGCATTGACCGCCCAGAACTCAGAAGGATTAATGTATTGATACATATCCTGAGAAGGCAGGATTCTCATAGCATGAGCAAAGTTCTCCTCTGAAGGCCTATCAACATAGTCAAGGATAGCCTTGAAATAATCTTGCGATTTGGTATCGGTGTTCTTCTTAATAGCCTTTTCTAAACTAGCTCTCCATGCTTCAATGAGATTTTGCTGGGTCTGCGGATCCATCATCTGCTCTAATGTGTGCATGAGCTCATGGCGAATAGTGCCAGCATTGACAGCACCTGTCGTTTTATACAGGGTAATTAATCTATCGGCAGCATCAAACAGACCAGCTGCAGTAAATCCTTGCTTATCTTTAAAGGATTTGACAGACATTTTCAAACCGCTAAGCAGGGCAGGCGTATTGTTATAAATGTATTTAATGACATCTAGGACATCTTTACTGATGTTACCTTTATCATATTCATCTAAAGCCTTAGCCATGAAACGCTCTGGAGAATCTTTACGCTCTGCAGTTAACTTCTTATCTTCAGATAGCTCTTTGGCCAGTTGCTCAAGTTCAGTCAATCTCCGCTGAACATCAATACCAATTTCGCCTTTAATAATTTTGCGTTTTTCAGCAGTGATTCCACGTCTAGCTTCTGCGTGTTCTTTTACTTTATTCTCATGAATCCGAGCAATACGCTCCTTCATTTCCTTAGGAATAATAACGCTTGGAGTAACCGTTGCTTTTGGTGGAGCAAACATCTCTCTAGCTTTGTCTTTAGGGCTAGAGGCAATCAGGGTATCTCCACGGTCATTGAGGATGTAATCGATGGCTGCTTTAGCCTTGGACTCATCGTAGACTCGTGTGTACATGGTATTGCCAGACTTGTAGAAGTCACCAGTAAACTTTAATAGTCCAGGATCTAAGAAGAATGTGCCACCCTCTTTTTTGGAGCTGGGGACATTAAACTGATACTGGTTGCCATGCTTAGATATGCGTAATACATTGTCACCAGAAGTCACTACGCCATTGACTTCATTCATAAACCGCATAGCATTATCAGCATTGGTAATACGAATAGGGGCTTCTCTTTGAGCTTTCTCAAAGTCATAGGTGCGTGGCATGAGAATACCTTGACCAGTCGTGCCATCAGATTTGGTGTAGGACATAATCTGTCCTTGATTCTTAACCGCATCAGAAGCAAAACCAGCCAAAATGTTACCTGTCACCATCCAGCGTTTCTCACGTCTGACATTAGATCCTTTATCAAATAGATCTATGAGACGGATCATCTCTGCTTTTTGAGTTTCTGGGTTATACCAGTTGATATAGTCTTCTTTATTTAACTGGTATGTGCTACCAATCTGGGAGAAGTTAATCGTAATAGCTTTAGCATCACCGTTAGCCAAAGCAATATGCATCTTCCAGTCAGAGCCCGCAACAGGATTGGCTGTCTTCTTTTTATTCTCTAAATCGGTTACAACACCATAGACAAATATGCCCTGATTGTTCTTAATAGAGATTGGTGTACCAATTGGATAGTTTCCTAAAATAGACTTAATATGCTGATACTGAAGGTTTAATTGACCTTTATAAGTATCAATCTTGACTTGGTCTGCACCCTTTTCTTGCAAAGCTGCCAGTTGAGCTTGCCCGTATTCAGCTGCTCGTTCTTTAACACCATTCAGTAATTCATTGGTGATTCTATAACGGTCTTCTGACATATTGCTGCCAACACGCTCAGCAATCTTTTCATTTACCTCTTGGGAAGAATAAGGTTTAACTGTCCGCTTGACATCGACCTTTTCCATATAAGCTGGCTGGGCAAACAAAGATTGCTCACCTTTGTCTTCAGTAATCGGCTGGGAAGACAAAGTCTCAGCATCTAGGTCAGCAGCTTTAGCTTCAAGCTTGTTAGTTCCCATGCTATTTTCACGATCTACTAAATCGTTATAGCGATCAATCAAGTCTTTGTAGATCTCTTCTTGTTCTTTAATTGGCAACATAGGAATGTAGCCAGTCAGTCTACGAATATCATCTTCTTTGGCATCGGTTGGATCTTCAATCAGATCAACTACCCGTTTACCACCAAGGGCTTCATGAACCTCAGGGTTATCCCGTAGATACTCTTGAGCAATCTGGCCACCGTAGTCATTCATAAAGTCTACGGCTCCTTCGGCTGTCACAGCAGACTTACGAGAAGCTGTTGTATTCGCATTTAAAGATGCCATCTTTTTGAGCAAGACCGCAGCTGGGCGCATCTCAGCTGGAATATCAGCCATCATCTGAGAGTAAGCTGGGGCTACCACTTGACCTGTTCTATGAACACGGCCTAGCATTTGCATATGGGTATCAATGTTCTTTTCTGGTTGAACAATGATCATATGGCGTTTGCGTTGATCTTTGAATTTGCTAGAGGCGTGTAAGGACAAGCCAGTAGATCCAGCTTGGTTCAAAATAATGACATCGGCTTTTCCAGTATTAAATGCATCAACTGCATTAACCCGCTGCTTGATATTGGCAGAACGAGATGTCAGGATTGGAATGCCGCTTTCATAGTTCAAAGTTGAAGTACGACCAGTGATCTCTTCTGTCTTGTATCCAGCTTTACGCAGCTCATTGTGCATATAGTCGATTGGGGATATTGGAGCAGAACCGAAGCCAGCATTCTCAATAAACTCTTGAATCTTTTTATATTGAGCTACCATGACTGGGCCCAGGTCTTCATCAGTCAGACGATACTGTTGTTTGCCCTGTGGAGTCTTGATGGTAAGCATCCGCTGTTTTTCAAGATACTTTAGGTATAAGTCTTTGAACGACAGATTTACTGGATCTCCAACATTGATTCCCATCTCATCGGCATAACTTTGCAAGAATGAGCCCATCGTATTGGAAACAGTCAATACAACCTTCTCGCCATTTTTAAGGCTTTCTATGGCGTGTTTGACAGAATCTTGGGCTTTCAAAGACAACAACATTTGGTCAATCAAGTTGTGCATGACTGAACCAAAGTTAGCCTGTTGAACCTGGGTCTTCTCGCCTTCCATGCTGGCTCTACCACCAGTCTGATCTAATGACTTTTGTAGATCTTTAACAGCCCCTTCTTTAGCACGGGAGAAAGCCAGAATGTCCCGCATAGAGGTAGCCATGTTTTCAGCCGTCTGCTTATCTACTTTAGTCTCTTGTGTCTGATAAGTAACACCAGCAAAAGTTCTTTCTCTGCGAATATATTGACCCACCTTAGTCAACATATTGGCAACGATCTGTTGCATTGGAATGCCACCTAGCTTAATTGCATCAGCCAGTTCATTGATGTTATTGACTGCTAACTTCATGTCTGTGCTGGAATATAAATCCATCACATCTGGGCGTTTAGCATAAGTAGCAGAAGAGAAGAATGTGCCGTAAGCGTTATCAACCAAGTCACGAACAAAAGCAGCACGGCCAGTAGCCAAGCTCTTGCCTTCAGATTCGTTAGCCCGCTGTTCTTTGCTACGGGCTTGAGTTTCACCAGCACCGCCAGCATTATGACTTTCGTCAAAGATCATGTAATTGCCAAGGCCAAACTCTTTGATAAAGCGTTGACGTTCTGTTTCTTTACCCTTAACACTTTGCAGCTGGCTATAAGTTGTAAAGATTACCTTGTAATCGCCAAGGCTTTCTTTTTCTCGCATAGCCTTTAATATGTCATCTAAAGCTTTGCCAGACTTTGGAGCTCTTAACGTAAGATGATTTTCTGTTACCTCATTACCAACTTTGCGGTATAAGGTATAAGGAATAGCTTCACTAGAGTTGGTAATTAAAATTCTTGGCTTGGCAGTGTCTAATCCAAGTTCTTTGGTCATGCCGATATCATCCATATCACGGATCATATCGGAGTAAAGGTTTGGCTTTTCAGTAACAAAGATAGGCACTTTGTCGTTTTCGATAGCATACTTAATCATCGCAGCCACAACACGACCTTTACCAATACCTGTTTGGTCACCAATAATAAATCCTTTACCAGCCTCGGCATTACGAATGGCTAATGTTAAAGCATCAACTTGCTCAGCTGAAAACTTCTCTTTAAGGGTCTCAGGATCCATGTGCAAGGCTTCTGCCACATATTCATCAACATTACCTACTTCGTCCTCTACCTTAGAGATTGATTCATCAATTGATTGAGCCATCGCTTTAGGAACTAATGTTCCAACAGAAGCTGCTTGTGAATGTGGCTCGTATCCTACTTGATGTCCTGTTTCAGTCTCTTGGCCTCTGCGGTCTGCTAATCCAGACTCGACTCGTGTACCTGAGACAACGCTAGGGCCACCCACTGGGCTAGGCTCGTTTCTTGCAGCGCCTTCTCTGCCACTGGGTCGCTTTTCTCCACCTTCGCTGGGAACGGGTCCTCGATTGCTGCCACGTTCAGGTTCGTTAGCAAATCCAGGTTGTCCTGCACTAACGCCTGCCCCAGTTGGTTCGGGTGCTCCACGTTTGCTAGGCTCATTCTCAGACACGCCTCGTCTGCCGCCTTCTGCGGGTTTTGCTCCTTGAACACTAGGCTCACCACTCGGTCTGCCAGTGCGTTCACCCACTGCTTCTGGTTTAGGTTCCCCTGTGGGACGTTCACCGATGTCAGCTCTGGTGGGCACGACATTTTCTCTGGATACCACGCTAGGTTCATTTAACTTCTCCTTGAGTTCTTCGTATGTAGTAATTTGCTGTGGGAGTTCCGCAGCTGGTAAGGCTCTTTGTGACTGACCTTTTCCATCAATAACAATGACATCTACAGGGTAAGAAGCTCCCTGTTTACTGTACATATCCCCAGCTACGGAGAAATGGTCAACTACGTTGTAATCTTTGTAGAGGTTGTAATAAAACTCTCGTTTTGCTTTTTGACGATATCCTTCACGCCTTGCATCTTCGCCTTCAGCACGAACACCGCCTAAGATCAATACGGCTCTGCCATTAGCTGGCATATCATTTAAAGCTTTGTATGAAATAGCATGATCTATTTCTCTAGTGGTTTTTCCGTAAACATGAAATTCTTCGCCAATAGAACCAAAAGGAGGGTTGGCAATGACTACATCGACAGGATTTATGGATTTAAGAACTGCATTTTCATTAGATACTTTTGCACCTGGAAGCACCTTTTTGAGCATTTCATAGCGTGTGCTGTTTAATTCATTGGCAATTACATTTTTAGGATTGGCTGCCAGCAACAACATACCGTTACCAGCTGTTGGTTCGTACACGGTTGTCTTATCAGTAATGCCAGCTAGTTGTGATGCAATGTAAGCCAATGGAGCTGGGGTAGAGTAAGCCTGCTCACGAACACTGGTCGAAGACCGAACAGCCAGATTGGGTTGCTGATTGTATAAATTAACCAACCCTTGATAGATTTCTGCTGGCTTGCGATCTTTATGGGCAATCTTCTGTGCAGCAAGAACTACACCTACCTCTACCGCTTCATCAGCCTGTTTAGCAGCCTGTGTACCAGCTTCAATCTTCTGGCCAGTCATATCAGAAATAAACTTACGGGCTTCTACGATAGTCCCAAAGCTGTTGCCATATAGAAAATGCTGGGAAATAGCTTCTGCAATCTTGAACTTGCCATCTGGTGTAGCTAAGTCAACCTTAACTTCAGCTTTAGGAGCTTCTTCTTCTAGCTCTTCTAATTTCTGAACACCAGCTACTTCAGCAATTGGGGTCGCTTGATCTGGATAGTTACCAGACATTCCAATATAAGCACCCTGTAAGTGATTAAGGTTAATCTTGTCTGCTGCTTCTTTACCAAACTTCTCACGGATTGTGTCCCTGACAAACTTGGCTGCCGCCTTGAACTTGTGATAGCCCAGACGGAAAGCAGCATCCATTAAACGGGTAAGGATAGGCAGAAGACGTTGTTCGTCCTCTGGCATCATATTCATACGAGTATCTTTACTTGCCAACCATGCGAGGTCTGCTAATGCATCTTCTAAGTCCTGTTTGGCTTTTGCTTCTGCAGAAAGCTCAACCTTTTCTTTGGGACGTAAGTAATTAACTAATTCTTGATAGGTAGATTCGCTATTTAATCCAGCTTCGTCTGCACCTTTGCCACGATAGAAAGATTTTCTTTTACCAGTTTTAAGTTGAATCAGTCCCATTTCTTCCAGCTTTTTAAGTTCTGGAAGGGCTTCTGGATTCATTTCAACATCTTTTCCAGCAGACTTTAATGCTGAAAATGCAAGGCGTGGATCGATGTCATCAGCGTATTTTGCTTTAGCTTCTTCGTAACCCTCTTGCCGTTTAATCATGGCATCTGGATCTTCAGGAGCCTTTAGCTGTGCTTCTGCTTTTTGTTTCTCTTGGCGCTCTTGGTTTATTTGAGCTTGTGTCTTTTCTTCAGCTGGTTCAGGGGCTTGTTCAGATACTTCTTCAGGCGCAGCTTCCGCAGCTTTTTCTTCGGCTTTAGGTACTGGTGCTTCTTCCTGTGCTTTATTTTTTTCTTCTAACTTCTTTTCTAAAGCCTGCTCGCTTAAACGATTTAATTCATTTAAATAAATATTAGCAGCATCTTCGCCTATATTTCTACGAATAGATTCTGCTGTTTGTTCATTGTTTGTAGTAACTACGCCCTTGAAATCCTGTTGTGCCTTTTGTACTAATTCTTGAGGATCATATGGAGCAACCTCTTCTTCCACGGGTCTTGGATTTAACTTTTCAAAGATTGCCATTGTTGTTTCTTGCACATCTTTGCTTGGTTTAATATCCAAATCACGAGCTAATTTATTTAACTCTTTAACATTAATATTTCCTGTTTGATCAGCTTGATTTACAAGATCTTCAAGCTTCATTGAAGCACGAGCATGAAGTTCTGGCTCAATTTCCTGTGGTGTTGCCTCTGGAGCAACAGATGGAGCTTTGGGAGCAACAGGCTCTTCTAAATCTTCTGGAGACACTAAACCCTTTTGTACTGCCTCTGGAACTACAGGGGCTGTTGAGGCTACTGGTGCAGCAGCTTGTGGCGCATTTGGAGCTTGCGGAGCTTGTGGGGCTTGTGGAGCAACAATAGGTTCTGCTTTGGCTCTAGCACCAGAGAATGCACCGCCAGGAGCGCCACCTAATGCACCATAAACAAAGTTAGCAAACGCATCTGTACCGATTTCTTTACGAACTGTCTTGTCAATACCTAAGTCACTGGCAATGCCATCGGCTACTTCATTTAAACCTTGTTCTGTGGATTCGGCTAAAACACCTTTGCCCATCTGAGAAATGATTCTGGCAGCACGATTCTTAGCAGAGGACAGCAAGGCTTTATCAAAACGGCCTGCTAATAAGTTACCTGTAAATGCACCACCCAGAGTATCAGTTATGCCTTCAAATGTTCCAGCAAGGTCAACCGCCTTCTCTTTAGTCATCGCCCTAGCCAACTTAGGTTCGTAGCCACGGGCTAATAAGTCTTTAAAGTATGGACTGTTTTCTGCCAGCTTTTGGTCATTCATGCCATCGATATACTGTATGGCGTTACCTGTGGCTTCACTAGCACCCTGACCAAAGCCCATCGATGTCATGTAAATTGGATTCTTTGTAGCTACCGTAGCTACCATCGCAGGGAAAGAAGATCCAAACACTTGGGCAAACTGACCAGCTACTCCTAAGGCGGTAGGGTTTTTACCAAAACTGATACCAGATAAATCGCCTTTGGCAACCTTAGCCAAATCTAAAGTGGGTTGAAAGTCTTCTAAAGCCTTTTGCATTTCTCCAGATTCAGTGCTGCGAATCTGAGAAGCTTTTTTAATACCAGCTTCAGTAAGCTCACGCAAAGTCTTTGACTTACCTCTAGCAATGACTTCATCTAATGCAAGTTCGGCTGGCTTAGTTGGAATTAATTCAGTCTTAGCTTCTTTACCAGCAAAGATTGGAGGCAAACCTAAGCTAGTAGGAATGGCATTGATTAGTTTTTCTGGATTAGCAATAACATTTAAAGCTTCTGTTGGAAGGTTAAATGTGCTTCTTTGGGATTGCATGAGGCCAGTTTGAAGAGCCTCAGGAGTTCCGTAAATACCTGGGAGAGCACCAGCAGCGGCTTCTTTACCTACATCCTTTAAGGCTGTAACTGGGGTATAAGGAACTACTGTGCCACCAAATTGCTCAACTAATTTTGATAGGTCTTCTGTTTTCTCTGCAGGAGCTTGTTCTGGAACCACGGTTCCACCGTACTGCGATGCCAGTTTTTGCAGATCATCCATCAAATTTTATCCTTGAGTACTGCTATTTTACTACGGTGTTATAGGTGCTGCCTGCCCTGCTAATGCTTTATATTGTGGTGAAGCTATGAATGCGTTTGCTTGTGCTTGTGTTGGGAAAGAAATAGTCTTACCCGCTACAGTCACATTTACAGGGGCTGATGCAGCAGCTGGGGCAGCAGATCCTGCGGGTGCTGGAACAACTGGAGCAGCTTGGACATCTGGTTTAGCTAAACCAACCAATGTTCTTTCATCTGGAGCCATATTGTTCCATGCTTCCAATCTGGCCTGATTCCAAACATCTGGAGAATTAGCATCAAAGTTAAAGGTATTCTTATTGTTTTGGACAATGGCTCTATAAGCATCCCCAACCGTCTTAGAATACTTCTCACGGGCAGCAGCAGACAGAGCAGCCATCTTGGCATCAATACCAGCTTGGCGGGTAGCAGCAGCTTGAGCAAGGCCAATTTTCTTAGCTTCTTGTGTGCCATATACTTGTGCCATAGTTTGTGTAAGAGCATCTCTGCGGGCTTGGTCTGCTTTAGCGGCTTCCAATCCAGACTGTCCAGTAGCTTTTTGTAAGGCAGAAATATCGCCCATTCTTTGAGCAGATTTATTTAATGCGTTCTCAGCAGAAGAGCCCAATGCAGTAGCAAACTGGTTAAATCCACTTCCTGGTTGACCTGGTTTAGCCTGCGCCATACCTACGCCTAAATGGGTCAAAAACTCAGGAATTAACAATGATCTTTGTTGTGCTAATGCTGATTTTTGCTCTTCCATGTAAGGCTTAATGGCCTCAGATACAGTGCCTTTACCAGACTTTTTTTCTGATAAACGATCAGCCAAAATAGAAGCTAAATCTAACTCACCTTTTTTACCACGGGGAATTTCGTTACTTTTGACTTCGTCACCTTCGGCAAAAGCAATAATTCCACCACCAGCCATCTGGGTCATATTAGGAGGAGTAGCAATAGCTCCTACACCATTACGATCCATTGGAGCCTGAGCCGTTTGTTGTGGCAAAGGCTGTGATAACATAGCACCCGCTTGTGGATTATTCTTGATGTAACCATGCATCTGCTCTAGTCCTTGAGCATTAATCTTTGCCATTGGACTAGATGCTGGGTTTTGTTGAACTTGGTTTAATTGTTGGTCGCTCATCATATTCATAGGCACGGCTGAACCGCCCATAGCCATAGCTTTTACTTTACCGCCTTTGGCTACTTTTGTAGCAGCGTTATACATACCTGCTGCGCCCAGACCCGCAATTCCTAAACCAGCTGCTTGCGTAGCCGCATTTGGAGCCGCTTGGTACATAGATGTTGAGGACTGTTGCATTGGTAAACCACGGAGCATCGCATTGAGCTGACCCAATTGCATATAGGGATACTGCTGTGCTGTAGCGTAGTTTTGAACAGCTTGATTAATAATTTGTTGTTGCTGACCCTGTTGCTGTGCACCATATTGGTTTTGCATATTAGCAATACCTTGCTGTGCAGCTAACTGTTGACCACCGATACCCGCCAATTGATTAGCACCACCCATTTGAGAAGCAAGAGCCCCTGCTTGAGCTTGCTGACCTTGTAACCCTAGGTTAGCCCCAAACTGTTGGGCTTGTTGTGCATTACCAAATGCAGTGTTATAGCCTTGTGCAATAGCTTGTTGAGCAGCCAGTTGGCCGTTTTGTTGTGCTAAAGAGTTAGCTAAAGCTTCACGAGATCCACCAAAAGCACCTCTAGAAGTTGCAGCCGCTTGTTCAGCAGCACTTTGAATGCCAGTCTGTTGTCCTAGCAACTGGAGCTGTGGAGCTAAAGATTGTTGAATATAAGGGTTCATATACGCACCAATAGAACCATTAGTTGCTGCTTGGTTATATTGATTGCCCGCTTGACCCATCTGTCTGCCTAAACGTCCAAACTGATTAATGTCTTGCATTGTTTGATTAGAGGCAGCACCATACTGACCTGGAACTTGCATATTAGCTGCAGTAGATTGGGCTTGTTGTTGCAGTGGACTAAAGCCAGCTACATAGTCAGAAGGATTTTGGCTATAAGGAACATAAGCATTAAACCCAGTCATTGATGGGTTATAAATTTGAGCCTGTGCAGCATTGAGCATATTCGTAACATATGGCTGTGCATAGTCAGGAATATTGGTATTTGTTACTGTTGTATTAGTGGGTCCTGATGGGGCTGGAGCAGATCCACCGCCACCATAAATCATTCCACCGCCAGCTTTACGCTGAGTAACAGATTCCCCTAGGGGTTCACCTAAAGCATATAGTTGGCGTTTTGAATAATACATATTTATCCTAATATCTTTGAAAATACTTTGTCCGTCTGTTTATATCCTAAATACTCAAATAACTTGGTATTGTCTAAATGCACTTTAGTGTGCATCACAATCCGTTGTACTCCTCTATCTTTCAATACCTTTTCAGCATATTGAAATAATTTAATTCCTACCCTACCTTTGCGAAATTCTTTTTTCACAAAATATAAATCTTCTGTTGCCGTAATACATGACTTGTAATGTAAGTGTGGACTTACAAAAAATATAATGTAGCCAATTAGCTCTGCATCATTCCTACAAGTAATACAACGCAACATTCCAGCTGCTGCACATCTTTTATAAGCCTCATAATCTGGCTCATATGGAAATTCTTTTGTTACACATAACTCTTCATAATGCTCTGGGAAGAGTCTTTCAAACTCATCAACAAACTTAAATCCATCAACATCTTCGTAGATAATCATGCTGGTAGGTACTTATAAGCCTTTGTATCTTTTGCAATGTCTTTAGTTTTAACTCTTGCTGCTTTAATTCTATCCATCATGGCATATAGTCTTTTTGCGCCTGCATCTGTGGATCCGTTACCCAGTTCAGATACTATTCTTGCTGGGATGACAAACTCACCATCAGCTAACCTTGCTGGTTGTTTGCCACCAATCGTAGCTGGAATGCCATCGCTTACTCCATCACCAGGACCTTTAAGTAAACGTCCACCATCAGAATAAGAACCTAAATGACCATCTTTTATACCGCCATCAGCTACACCGCCAGAAGCCATTCCAAAAGAAGGTAAGGCAGCTTGTGCTATTTGATCCAATAGTGCTTGTTGAGCTTGTTGTGCGTTGTAAGCTGGAGATCCTTGCATTTGCAATGGATCGATAGCATATCCAGCCGTTTGTGTACTAGCAGGACCAGTCCCAGTATATGAGCCTGCACTTTGACCAATTGGTTGGCCTTGACTAATGGTAGATAAACCACCTCCAGCAGTAGGAATGTGAGAGTTATATTGAGCCATAGCTGCCTGCAACTGTGATGGGCTCATGGCAGTTGCTTGGTATGGATTCTGACGATAATCTTGGTATTGTGGGTGATATATGGGTGAACCACCATCAGCCATAGCCATTAAACCACCTTCTTTAGCGGAAGTCTTTTTTGAATTGTCTGCAATATCTTGCTGTGCTGCAGCCTCTGCCGCCTGTTGTGCAGCGGTGGTTGTTTCAAAATCACCAAGTTGACCAATAGGCTGCAGACCTTTTGCTACGGCAATCTTATGAGCTTTCATCAATGCGGTTGGGGACATTTTGGCATATTCAGTATCACTCAATTGATACACACCATTTTTAGAACTGTCTTGACCAGCAGCAATTTGTTGAAGCTGGGATTCAGAAAGTTGTGTAGGCATTGTGGCAGAAGCAATTCCTTGCTGTAATTCATTTGCACCAGTAACCATACTTCCGTAATCTGCTCCAGAATATTTAGGAATATCCATTAGACCACCACCAGCAGCATAAATAGTTGCTCCTGGAGACTGTACGGCTGGTGTGCCAGTCATTGGGTTATATGGAACTTGTGTGTAATTTGGAAACGAAGCTTGGTAATGTGGGTTTGGTACGGTTGGATTAGATGCAGCAAAGTTAGGGGTGCCATCAGGATTTCTTGGAATAGTTCTTAATCCCATAGGATTAGCATTATCTGTAGCCGTAGATGAAGCTGATGGGACCGCTGTCCTTTGTTTATTCAACATACCAGTTAAAAGCGGAGCAGCAACTGCTGCAGTAGCCCCAGGATTTGCTGAGATTACAGATCCTATGCTACTTAAACCTGATCCCATATTAGATAAATTTTGGGCAAATGTTGGATTAACTACATTGCTTGCTAGTGAAGCGTTGGCTTGTCCTGCCGCATTAACTATGCTTGATGGGTTTGCAGCATTTAATACTGAGCCTTGCATTTGACTTAATTGATCTGGAGATAAATTAGGGAAATTACTTGGCGTAAGAGCTTGTTGGGCAGCAACTTGATTTACACTTTCTGTAGTTGCGGTTGGGAATTGACTTGCAATTTCAGATTGTGAAGCATTAAAGGCAGCATTTCCTACATCACCACCCGCTTGTGTTAATGATTGAGTGCCAGCGGCCTCAAGACCACCAGCCAAATTACCACCTCCCCAAGCACCTAAACCAGCCATTAAACCTTGGGTGAGACTGCCTGTTAAGGCATAATCGGCAATACCTACTCCACCTGCTACAAGTGGCAATAATTCAGGCGCAAATGCAGCTGTAGCCGCACCAATAGCCATAGGCAAAATAGAACTTAAAAATCCTGCTTCGGGTAAACCCGTAGATGGGTTAATGGTTAATGAGCCACCCTTACTTTTAGCCAGATTTTGCATGGCATTTAGCTCACCAGTGGTCATATGGACTAAATGAGTGTCATCACCACGACCATGTGATTCTAAATGTTTAGCTATTAGGGGTAGACTCATATCTGTCCTACGAGGTTATTTGGAGATAATTTTACCATTTAAACTGCAGTTCCACTAGCATTTACCCATTTGGAACCGTTATACCAAATAGGATAACCTAAGGTGGTATCAAAGTAAAACTGACCAGTCTGCAAACCCTGAGTAGGCCTGTTTACTTTTGTGCCGTAATTTGGTGTAGAAATAGCTTGGGAGAAGTTATTAAGTTGATTAAAGTAAAGACGCAGGACGTTTAAAAATTGACTCTCTATTTGCTGGCTATATTCCGCTGGTGCATTTGGTAGATTTGGAGGAGAGGGGACTAAAGCTGACCCGTTATAGTTTAAATAAATAGGGTTAGCCATTATCTACGTCCATCTGGTCTGATATCAAAACGTGGGGTTCCAAGCTGCCAAGCAACTCCCAATTGGTTTGAACTAATGGTAAACGCCATTTGACGGCCTCGTAAACGGGTATAGACTTGACCAGTAAACTCTTGGACTACATATTCAGATGGGCTTGGTGTTCCATAAGCCTGTGAACTAAGTACATTAGGGGCATCAGCAGATGTATAAGGGGATCCTGAGTTTTGGCGAGGTAACAGCTTAATCGTAACTTGTGGATTAGATTGAGTGTTATAGGTGTTTGATCCTGTAAAGTTTACGTCAGGCAACATTCTCCAAACAAAACCAAAATGTTGTCCTGCATCTTCTGGACTGATTTCTATATCAGAAGAAGTGATATAGGAGTTTATTGGCAAAGCATAATTGGTGGAAAGATCATCTGTTCCAAATTCATGATTTAAAAGAACACCATTACCATTTGTAGTAGACATAGATTGGGACGAGATCATATTACTATTGCTAATAGTATAAGTTCCAACTCCACCAGTACCTGTTCCTAAAGCCGTAATAGTAGTATTTGGCACAATTCCTGGAGCTAAAAGTATTTGCCCAACTGCTAAAGACCCTGTATTCATTGAGCTCACTGTTAATGTATTGCCAGTAATTGACCCAGTAAATAAGGCATTAGTGTAATAAGTTGATGCAATTGGGTATTGCTGAACGCCTGTTTGGTACCAAGCATTTCTAGACATTGAGCCATAATACCAAATATTTTCTAAATAATTGTAAACAACATATCTGTCTACAATATTAGTCGTGCTTTCATTGCTAACGTAGAACCACCAGATTTCATTAAACCCTTCATTAGCCCCAGCAAAAATTTGGTAATTTTGTGACTGGTTAATGTCATCATAAATGTATTGTTTTAATGCACATGGTAATGTTTTTACTGTGCCGTCATACAAGTAGAATCGGTCTCTACCCATCCAGTAAGTTACATTGTTGACTGTAATCATACAGTTTGGAGACATAATAGAAATATTGTCCATTAGTAATTGGAATCCCCAAACATATGGAGCACCAATATACTGCATAGAATAGATGGCAGAATCAGTCCAAACTAATATTTCCTGACGGGTAGCACGAGCACCCATGATAAATGAACCATTAGTAAGAGTATATTCACCAGCTTGATTGGTTTGTTCTGGAACCCACTGATAAGCGTTTCCTTGGTCTGACCAGCGAACCAATAAAGGATTAAAAGTACTTATACCTGTTCCAGAAGCATAATTAGGAACATAGGGGTTTGACCCAAATGTTAAAACAAATTGCTGCACTTCAGACGATATCACTTGATAAGTCTGTGATGGCACAAACGCACCAGAATAAGAATAACTATATGTTCCTGTACTTGCTGCAGTAGTAGACTGGCTAATAGTTGCAACGCCAGTGACGTTATTAATAGTTACGATATAAGTATTAGCTGGTATGCCTGTACCAGTTATGTATGAAAATGGATAGATATATGGAGCATTAGCAGAACTTACTGTTATCGAGGTAGATCCAGAACTAAAACTAGTGGTATCACCGCTTATTAAAGTGGTGTTATTAGCTAATGTTGATAAATATTGTGCACGAGTACTAACAGTATTTTGATCTTGCCAATAAAAAATTGAACCACCACGGGGTGCTAATAATAGATCAGCACCATAGTTATCATTAGACCATAAACGTAATTGAACCGCTACCCCAGAAGAGTAAGGTGTTCCCCAAGGACGGTTTGTTGTTAAAGAAGCTTGGCCTGTTCCAGATCCAACACCAGTAGCAGTAAAAGTGACCCCTATAGTATTTGATGATGCGCCAATTAAAGTAAAGTCAGTTGTTCCAACATATTCAATAATATATTGTTTTCCAACAACAAATGAACCCGCAGAAACAGGCAATGGGCTTTGTTCAGTGACCTTCACATTACCTCCACCACCAGTAGTTGTTGATGTGGCTGTCAAACCACTTGGTAATGTAATGTTATAGGTATTAGTTGTAACGCCTGAAATTTGATAAGTAGAATTTAAAACAGTAGCATTAATGTTCCCAACACTAGAGGAACCAGAAAATGCCACATAAGTTCCATTTGGCATACCATGAGCAGCTTGTGTAACGGTTACTGTGCTGCTGCTAGAAGTAATAGCAAATGGATTAATATTTAAAGAATAAGTAATTGGAGTTAATGGACCACCCCAAGGGCCAGCGCCCCACCCAAGACCGCTTGAATAAGAATTACCACCAGTTGGATATTCATAAGATGCCGTTACTGTACCACCGCCAGTTCCAGTAGATCCTGCTGCGGTGTTTGCTGTAATTGTATAAGTTGTTGGGCCAGAAATTGAAGCAATAACATATTCGCCAGAAATGGTTAAACCACCAACAGTTGTTGTGCTAGTAAAAATAACATAGTCACCAACATTTGGTGCATATGTGGCATCAGTTACTGTAATAGTTTTAGAACCTGATGTTGCCGAAAAAGGATTAGTTAATGAACTAGTTTGCGAAATTGGAGTAATGTCATTGTATGTGCCGCCATTGTAAATATAATATTTTGAACTGGTTCCAAGTCCAACATACAGATTACCCACACCAGAATCACCATCAAGCCAAACCCATAATGAACGGCAAGTTCCAATATATTGATTTGGTGAAAACTGTCCCCAACCACCAATTTTTTCTGGCAAACCAGAACGAAAGCGCACTTTATCACCATCAAACCAGGTGCCAGAAGTACTGTAAGAAGTACCTTCACGGTTTATTCCTGGTTTAAGTGATAATTTTTTCAATGTCATGATAAAACTTCTTGTGCTTTAGATATCTTTAATTTTCTATCTTCTAATCCAAGTAATCCACCATTAATTCTTTCTGTCATGGTTTTGTAATCTTGTTTATCTGCTAAGTCATTCAAACCTTTTTTATTCCAAAACCAACCAGCACTTAAAGCTGCATAGCGAGGATCAACAAGGCAGTCTGGGTTGCCAGTAAGGTCAATACCAACAGCAGATCCAAAATTGACATAGTTTTCTTTACCCGTTAATTGAATTACACCACGCCCATGATATTTCCAGCCGTCTCCAGATTCTTCTGTGCCATTTCCCATACGTCCTGCGTATACTTTGTTAGCGATTTTTTCTGGATTTTCTGCATATTGTTCAGCCACATCTCGACTAGGAAATCTTGAGGGCCATGTACGCATAAGTCCATCGGCAGAGTAATGAAGGTTCTCTTCCAAAGTTCTGAAATTGTTTGA